CTGAAACGCAGCATTCATCGGCATTAAACGTTTAGCTAAACTTCAGCTCGCCAGCGCAGCGAACCCCCCCACTTCCCTAACACAATATTTCTTTGGTCAATGTTCCAGTGGAGAGTGAGGTTAAAGTGAATTCCTATGAGTTAATCTTAAATATGAATGGCAGACGCCGAACTACAATCTGGAGATTCATTGATGTCCTCGAAGAAGCAAAAGTTTGACCAAGGTAATGTTACCGACCTTAACGTAGCAAAATCTCTCTCCCGCAAGAAGTTTCACCCCCACGACCTGATATCCCTCAAAACGAAAAGCGACCGCCAAGACGACTTCCTACAGGCTTACTACAGCCAGTGCCCGCTAATCATGCAGTACGGTTGCGCTGGTACCGGAAAAACGTTCATGGCGCTTTATGCGGCTCTCTCTGAGGTCTTTGATCCCACTACGTCAGTAGACAAGGTGATTATCGTCAGAAGTGCGGTACAAACACGGGATATGGGATTTATGCCTGGTGACGATACTGAGAAGAATTCTCATTACGAAGCAGGGTACCGGGCAATGGTTAACGAGATGATTTCCACGTATAACGGGGACCAGTACGATAATTTGAAGTCGTTGGGGTACCTTGAGTTCAAATCGACCTCATTTCTGAGATCCACCACCTACGATCGAGCCGTTATCATTATCGACGAGATGCAATCTTGCACCTACCACGAACTGTCTACCGTCATCACCCGGTGCGGTTTGCATAGTAAAGTGGTTCTGTGTGGAGATCACCGCCAGGACGATTTGGCTTCAAAGTCAAAACGAGAGATGAGCGGATTCGGTAAGCTGATGGAAGTTATCTCCCAGATGCCAACACAGATGTCCGCGACGGTGGAGTATAAACTGGATGATATTGTTCGTTCGGGATTGGTCAAAGCGTTCCTGACAGCAGAATACGGAGTCGATGAATGATCGTCCGTTAAGCGCATGAATCAGTTGACAATCTCTGTACACAAAGGGTACAATAACTAGACTGTACAGAGAGGGTCAACTTACATGAGCAAATTCGACAAATTTCGAACCAGAATCAACAAACGGGGTATCCCCACAAGCCTGTCGAAGATCGATCGATGGGTATCTACCGGGAGCATGGCGCTCAACTATGTAATCACCGGATCTTTATCAAAAGGCGTACCTAACCGCCGTACAGGATGTATTGCTGGCCCCCAGGGATCAGGCAAGTCCTTGTTGTTAGGCAACATCGCAAAAGCTATGCAAGATGAAGGCTACCACATTTTCTATTTTGATTCCGAAAACGCAATAGACGAAGAGTTTCTCGCCCGCTTGAACGTGGATATGAGTGATGAGAAGTTCACTCCTATACGGGTGTATTCCGTTGAAGAGGCGGTTGCCGTGTTCTCGGATATTCTTCGGGAGTTCGATAAAGATGAGAAAGTGGCAGTCATCGTCGATTCTTTATCGAACTTGGAACTCGAAGCAGAGATAGAAAAGTTTGAAAAAGAAGGTGAACTCGCGAATGATATGGGTCGTAAAGCTAAGTCGTACAAGCAATTCGTCCAGAATGTGAACTCGAAGGTGGGTGACCGGGATATGTTTTTCTGGTACAGCCTGCATGTTTACGAAAACCAGAACGTCATGAATGGTGAAGGAAAATTCAAAGTATCTGGTGGCAATGCTCAATTGTACATCCCTTCCATCTCGATCATGTTGGATAAGCTAAATCTCAAAGAAGGGACGAAGCAAACCGGTATCAAGATGAAAGTAACCACTAAAAAGACTCGATACAACCAACTTGGTGTGGCTAAAGAGATCCTCATCCCATATGCCACCGGTATTGATCCTTATGATGGGGTACCGGATATCCTGGCTGACGAAGGCATAATCCAGAAGAATGGGGGATGGTTTACTTTCATCGACGAAAATGGTAAAGAGGTTAAGTTTCAAAAGAAGACTTTTTCTCAACATGCAGACTACCTGATTACTAAATTCAACGAAGCAGAGATCAAGGAACGCGATGATCTTGAAGTTCTTAAGGAAATCGAAGGAGAGGAATCAGTATGATTGATGTTCTTCAAAAATTAGAAGATGAGCTAAACGACTTCGACTCTATTTTTGAAGACACCTTCGATAACGACGAACTTTCAATTTCTATTGAAAACAGTGTACTATCGGAGTGCCTTAAAAATCAGGTGACCATCCAACTGAGGTGGGAACAGATCTACCGGCATATTTGTTGGATCATGCATTGTGCTGAAGACGAAACCGAACGACTGTTCTCAATTGCATTCAAGGAGTTGATGTCGGATAGCTATAAGAAGCTTCAAGTATCTGAAGCTAAGACATATGCACTCAGTGATCATGAAGTTGTGAAATCCAAGAAGATACTGAACCGAGCGAAGCTGTTGAAAGGTAATACTGAAGGCGTTCTTGACTCCATTAAGACTCGTGGGTACGTTCTAAAAAATGTCTGCGATGTGGTCATCAATGATAAGGAAAACTACGTAATATGAGTGATGATGATAAGAAGATAACAGACTGGTCAGACGTAAGTCCCGAAGTTCTCATGAAGATGCACGATATACCGGAAGAGTGTCTGTGCGCCTGGAGGGATAAGCCACTCGGAGAACTGGAGCAAGCCCACACTCGACTTACGATGGCAATGCATAGAAATCGATCAATTGCCGAGGTGGACACCGCCAACATGGAAAAGATGATGGCTGATCTTTACGTATACATTCAGTTCAGAATCGAGGTTGAAGGTAATGATGATCGGGATCTGCTAACATGATTACGCTGAATATTATGGATGAGATTGTCGGTAAGATAGACGGTCTTACCGATGAGCATATTGGTCGGATCATTGAACGTACCGGGTACATGGAACCGGGCGCTTTCATCACGGCGGCATTCAAGGTCGGTATGTGGGATGGTAAGACATCTCTGTTTCGTCAGGATGGATTATTCTATCTTAACATGTTGGATGATGTTATTGACATACTGGACGAAGAGTTTGCGATTCAGTCTGATGACTTCGAATTGAATGACATGCGTATTGATATGAAACATGATGCCGACCTGATGCGGTCTACCACCATAACCAAGGATTACTTCCGCCAATACGGATTCCCGCACGATTTATACGATCATCAATTGACCGGGATCAATGCTATCCTACACAATGAGAGAGGTATCATCGAGGTAGGCACTTCTGGCGGTAAATCTGGCATAATGGCCGGTTGCATTAAACTGTACGAGCCACACTACCGATCGCTGACTATCACCAAGGATTCCAAACTATGCAAGCAACTGAAAGCTGAATATGCCGAGTTCGGTGTTGATGCAACGATCGTTGATGCAACGACTCCTTCGAAGAAGAGAGGGGATAAGATAGCCAACGCACAACACATCATTACTACGAAGAAGTTGGCGAGCAACATGACCGAACACCTGGATGGTTTCTGTGGAGTGTGGTTGTGTGATGAGGTACATGAGTTCGGGGAACAATTCCAAGAGTTCATCGTTAATTGCCTGGGGGATTGCCCTATCAGGGTAGGACTAACAGGAACTCTTCCGGAGAAAGCGAAAGATCCTTTAAAAAGAGCTAGAATACTTGCTCATATCGGAGGGGATGCTTTTTCGGATGATACCTTGATTGATGTCAATGTGGGGGAACTTTTGGCCAAGGGACATGTATCCGATTTTACTGTTGAGATGGTTGAGATTGAGGATGTTCTCGGTCAGATGTTGGTGGTTGAGATTGGCGTTGAAAACTGGGAATGGGCTCACGAGAAAACCCATCTTGATAAATGCGAAGAACGATTTGAAGCAATCATCACTGCGATAGACGAACGGTGGGACGGTAAAAACGCTCTTATACTGTGTAAGCCAGAAGCAGGAAAGTATATCTCACAAGCGCTGGATTTGGATTTCATTGACAACAATACCCCACCAAAACTCAGGGAAGAGTACTATAAGAAATTTCAGGAACGAGATGACTATCTACTGGTGGCAACGATTGAAACAACGGGCACCGGTATATCAATCAATGAGATCTATAATGTGTTCCTCATTGACGTCGGAGCGAATCCTAGATACATTGGCCAGGGGATTGGCCGGGGTCTCCGTAAGGACGGGGTGTACGATAAGATCAATGTGGTAGATATTTACACGAACACATTACTATCCAAAAAGCAAGAGAAAAGACGCATACGCTATTACAAGAAGAAGGGGTATCCTTTCTTCAAGAGCCAACTAAAACTTAGGGTGGAATAATATTGAAATTGATCAACCAACACTACCAAGCACTTGACTCTTCTGATGATTTCTTATTCTTTGAGTACAATATTAAAGAAGAAGACATGTTCCTTGTCAAAAAAATATTCTGGTATGATTCAGAGCCGGTACTGTGGTACACTTTAATGGTCGGACGTAGAAGCATCGAACTACCCGGCCACATGTACGTGATGGTAGCTGACATAGCGAGCGAGTCTGTGGACTGGGTTCGAGTAGATGAGCTCATGGGACGAGACTTTAGCACATACACATACAAGAGTGAGCTGACCCCTGAGAAATGGAGTATGGAAGAAATGAAAGTCGTTATGGTGGATCCTGAAGAGCGATCATGTAGGCTGCCGTTCAGCAGCAACATACTGCCGGTTATGCTGGGGAAAGATAGAGCCATCTTGATTTCAGAAAAAGACTGTTATAAAAAGACAAAAAACATTGCGTTTCCGTATTTTTTATGATAGAACTTGACCACAAGATTATTTTGGATTCCGGCAAGGTATTGGTTACTGAAGAATTCATGTCATCCATGATCGTCGAAGGCAATGCACCCCCGGACCATTATAAGGTACTACCGTCCTTCGACTCGGAGGTGTACAAGATGCTCTATCAAAAAGATCTTGCAGTGGATGACGAAGATTTTCAGCCACTGGACATCCGCCGCAATCAGACTGAATACGATATCGATGAGGTATATGCTCTTATCATGAACGCCGATCGGTTTGATTCCGCCAGCGATTTATGTGCAGACCGTATCGAATTAGAGATGAGCTTTTTTATCGAATACGGATTAACACCGTTTGTTTTGAACTTGGTTAATATGATTGATCGATTCAAATCAGATAACGTAGTGTGGGGAGTAGGTCGGGGGTCGTCTTGTGCATCCTACGTACTTTACCTGCTGGAGATCCATGATATCGATGCAGTTAAGTATCACATCAACTTCCGAGAGTTCTCAAAAATAGATTGACAATCTCATGACATGCGCCCATAATACCGTTGACAAAAAAGAGGTATTACACATGGATATAGCGAACTTCAAGCCCTTGCATGACGATCTACTAATCGAACGTATAGATCCTGACGCGTACCTGAGTGAAACTGGGTTGATCCTTGATATAAAGGATACCGATATGGATTTGAGTTACTTCCGGGTCGTCAAGAAATCGGAATCAGTTTCGGATGTGAATATAGGAGACGTCGTTCTGGTTTCTTGGGAACGAGTAACCCCACCCTTCCGCATCAACAACGACCAGTATGGCATTACCTCAATCAACGAGGTGGTTGGAGTGCTCGATGGATCTTGATATTTCGGATAGCGGACTGTTTTTTCAGATGGCGTTTGATGTCTTTGTTTTGGATGACAGGACGTCCGATATGATCATATACAAGAAAAAGATGCCGTCTGCTTGCTTAGCTGCTGTAGGCGAAGAGGTATATTTCCCAATGCCGAATCGGATGGCGGTTGATGGCAATATACCATTGAGAAACATTTTACTATCGCCTACGGTGGTGTTTAAGAACTTACGACCAGAGATGCTGTATTTCGTCAACGAATCATCCATACTGGTAGAGTTTGAAAACAAAGAATTATTTGTTAAAGGAGTGGAGTGTTTGTGACAAATTTCAAAGATAAAATTTGGGCAGAGAAGTATCGCCCAACGGAAATGGATGATTATATATTTCCGTCTGAGAAGATGATGGAGATGGAGAGGGAATGGGAATCCCACGGCATATTCCCTAACTTGGTATTGTCCGGTATTCAAGGTACGGGGAAATCTTCGTTTGGTAGTTTGCTGATACGCAAGTTCAAAATCGACGGCAATGAAATACTGAGGATCAACGGTTCCACCAAAAATAAACTGGAAGTGATTCGAGAGACCATCGAACCCTTCTGCCAGATGAAGCCTATCTATGGAGACTACAAGGTGGTGGTCATTGAGGAAGCTCACCGGTTAACCAAGGATGCACAACAAGCGCTGTTTGATACTATTGAGAAGTTCCTATATGTCAGATTCATTTTCACCACGAACTACGTGAAGAAGCTAGAAGCTCCATTAGTTAGCCGGTGTACTTCGTTCGATTTCAATGAACACGATCGTGAAATGGTTATTGATCGTCTTGTGGATATTTGCGAAGCCGAAGAACAGGAAGGCAACATCGAGATCGACGAGGCGGACGACGGGGTGATGGAACGCATCGGAGCTCACTATAGTAAGTATGAACCTGATATAAGAGCCACGATTAACAGTTTGCAACAATCGATAACCAACAAGATCATCGGGATGCCTGACACCGGCACAAGCAAAACCGAATCGTTCGAATCGTGGGTCGAATGCTGGACGGTAGATGGTTTTGATTTTGGTGTTATCTTTTCTTTGACGGATGGCATCGACAATAACAATTACGGAGAGTACTATCAAGTGATGTTCAGCAACATTCCGACGATCATGGATGCCATTAATCGGAAAGATCTTATCGGTGAAGCAATCATCGACTTGAGTGATTATCTGTTCAAAGCGATGAATAATGTATCGGAGTCGGCTATCCAACGAATACACCTGGAAGCATTCATTTATAGATTTCAGGCGATCATCAACGATGGCGAATGAAATCTTTCATTACATGAAGCAGATCGAGAAGGGGAACTATCAATTCTTCCTTGGGCTAACCGACGAAGAAGTCAAGGCTGTCCCCCCATTCCAGTTATTGATGTGGAGTCAGGGTTCTTCTTTAAATCGGGATGTGATGGTATCGATGGCTGACCAGATCAACTACAATTTTTTTCAGTTCCATCAGTACCCCAAATTGCAATACTTGCTGCTTGCCTCAGCAGTCAGTGATATCCCACAGGGCAAGTTAAAGTTCAGGAAGCCTAACGTGGGGGGTGGAGGAACAAAGACCCTCAAGGCGATATCAGAGCAATTCTATGTGTCATTGGAAGTGGCATCAACTTATGTTGACATGTTGGGTGCAGAAGATGTAACCTACATCGTTGAACTTTATGATGAGCGACAAAAAAATGAACCTACAACTAATAAATGACCTGACCCCGCTGTACGATGATATCAGAAAGGGCACAATGACCTGCCCTTTCTGTGACAAAGAATACAAGCAGGTTCGAGCGTTCGAGAAGCATATGGGTAAGGCCATTGAAGAAGAGTATGCTTGTGCCAAACCGATAAAGCTGTTTAAGGATACGTTCACAGAAGAGAACGCGGTACAGTATTACATCGACATCATGAACTTGTTTTATAAAAAGCCAGTCAGAGCGTCGTTGCATTCGTTTAGAGGGTCTAAGATGTATGCGTCGATGTGCGAGTATACCCTGTTCACGATGGAGAAGCATATATCGTCTTTGGAGTACATGCGATTCGTGTTCAGGCAGTTCAAAAAACTACCTAAAGCTCCAGGGGTCATACTGAAAGTAGCCAAAGAAGAATCGATGGTTACTTCGTATTTTAAATTTAAACGACACCACCAAGACTGGATTAAATCGGACGATTTTTAT